GTGGTATACCACATGCTCTGTCTCGGTGTTCCTTACGTCGAAGGACGTCTGGCACGCTGCACCCCCTTTACCTTTGGTATCGGGGCTGCTAGCCAGACGGATCTCGCCGTCAGGACGCGAAGCTCTTGGAAGGTGACTTCGGAGAGTCGAGCGGAAGAGAGCTTTCTCGCGTATCTACCAGAATACTGGAAGACTCGCGCGATTGAGCCCATCGTTGGAGGCCAAGCACGTAACCCGTCAATGTCCGAGGTAGCGCACAGTAGTGCGACCTGGGCACGGACGGTAGCCACTTGTTCCGCGTAGAGGGTTGCCTCTACCCGGGCCATTGCGGCCACACCTGCTTGACGGAGATAGGTTCTTTCTGCCTGCACCTCTGCGTCCCCCCAAGGGAGGCCGCGTGCAAGCAGTGCACCGACTTCATCCGCCAGGTCCCCATCGTAGATGAGGACCCGGCGGCGTGGTAAAAGTCGGCGCACAACCATCTCACACAAGGTCGGAACGTCCGCTACCTGTGGTCTCTCTAGTGGGTCCTCCGATAGTGGCTTTTCCTCTGGCGGGAGTGTCTTCTGGTGCTTCTTCTCAAACAGCTCAGTAACTGTTTGTTTAGATGAAACTTCGACACCCTTGCCTTTGGATTGGCCCTTATCGGATTTCCCACGGGGATGCGCACTAGTGGGATCTGCTTTAACTGACTTCTGGTGCTTCGCGTCTTTACGTGGAGAAACTTCGTCTGTTTTGGCAGAACCCCTTGGTGCCTTTCCCTTTGGTAGATTCCAAGGTAACGGTCTAACCGACCCTGTTGCACATGCCCTCACCCACTTGTGGATGAAGGACGGCACCCGCGTGTTTCGGCTAGGAGCAGGGAACCCTAACCCCCCAAATGGGGTAGGTAACCAGCTCCAATGCTGAAAACGCGCCTCCAGACGGCTCGCTATCGGGTTGGCATGCAGGAGATGGCGAATTCGCCATCTCTCAGCACCCTTCTCGATCAGGCCGCCGAGTGCCTCACCAAGCCCAAGTATGCACGGGATCTCACTCTCGTTGAGAGCAAGTCCTGCGCCCATGCTTTTCAGGCTTAGTGTATGTGCAAAACTCCGCAAATACCGCAGTCTAGTGGGTTGCACCGTCTCAGCAGGGAGCTGAGCGGGTCGAAACCCCCTCTCACAGAACCAAACATAGCACCTAGGTGATATGAAGGTTTTAGAGATATTGATACCCATGCCTGTTAGGCGTGGTAACCAATAAAGATATGCGAGTATCTGCCTCCCGGTCCACAAGGCCGCCAAATCATCACCCTTGATGACGTATGAGCGTCTGGGCAAGCCCAGATATTCACACGCATAATGGTGGATTAGCGACAATGTAGGCCAAGAGCCACCTAACCCCAAGTCAGTGCCTGCTACCGCTCGGTAGTCAAAGCATAAGTTCTTGTGGTTGGTGGAGAACACCGCTTCAAGTGGAATCTGACGCTCTCGGCAGAACACCTTGACCACGTCGTGGCCAAGAGTGTCTGTTGCAGCAGTCAGATCAGCCGAGAAACCATAGAGCTTGTCAAGCTCTAACTTCGGTCCCCACCCTCCGCGCGCAGCGCGGCGGGGTTTGGACCGGGGTCGAGGCTCTAACCAAAGAGCTTCGGGGTCTCCCAGCAAGCTTCCCTTTAAGGAGTAGATGCGACGCATCTCCTCCCGAAGGTGAGCTCCCACTTGATCTGCGATGGCGGAGTCACTCAGAGCATGAACGGTAGCAGGTCGAGACTTGCTACCACGCTCTGGGATGACCACGTCACGCGCGGCGTTCTCGGTGCGCTGGCTCACATGGTTCCAGGCGTGCGTTGCCGCACCCCTGGCCTTTGAGGCCAACGTACCGATATCCCATGACATGAGATCCTTGCGGAACGTCGAGTTGTTATACCGAGTCTTAATCGAACCTCCGGTTCGAGGAGACGCGGCAGCAACACGACGCTGACATTCCGCAAGTTTCCCACCTCCTTGCGGGTCACAGCATTTCCGAATGGTGTGCAGTGACGCGCTTGGAGAGGTGAAGGCATTCGCTCGGCGAGTGTCAACACCAGTCCATGGGACCCCCTTGGTCTTTGCGACCCACTCCCCACCCCGAAAGGTGGTGACTGGAGTGGTCCGCCGGACCATGAATGCCACACTCTCTTGATACTGTTGAGTTTCAAGAGGGTAAGGCATTCCCCTCCCAAACATGCTAAACTGGGCCATAACCCGAGGGCTATGAATCCAGGATACAACATGTTTAGGGAGGAAGGGGATTACCTGTTTTTGCAGTGCTCTCATCTCTTTCTTACCGTGGTAAGCATAGAGAGAGAGTTTACGCGCTGCATTGCAGGCAACTTTAAGCTCCTTAGGGCTGCTGTTACGCCACACTGGTGACGGTTCCAGCCCCCCTAAGTAAAGCTTTCGCCTCCCTCTCCCCGTAAGGGGACAGAGGGGCGCGCCCCGACGCCAGAGTTCTTCCAGTTCTCTGCGTTGGAGTCGGAGACCCTTACGGGTCTCCCGGCGATAGGCCTTGGCCAAACCTCGTAAAACAGGTTTGACCCGGGTCTGAGCAAGCCGAATTAACGGTTGCTCGCCTTTTGCCATACGTTCCAATACTGGTAATAGCGTTGCTATCCCTAGTATGAACAAATGAATTAGTTCTAGAATTTCTAGTCCGTAATACATCATGGCGCCC